GTGTAAGTAGTAGCAGTGGACACAGTAAGTGTCGTTTCATTGCTGAGGTATGTGTTCACATCAGCGGCTGCTAGGACTTCTCCAGCGGTAAAGGTTTTTCTTGGCATTGGGTTCCTTTTGTCTTAGTTTAGTTTACTACTCGTAGGCAAGGCGGTCATTGTCTAGCTGGCCAAGCACAGCGTCATCAAGGATAAAGATGGCAAAGTCAAGGCGTTCTAGGGCAAAGCTGATGTTCTTGCTACCTGGGTTCCAGTCATGGTTGATACCGATAATCCGGCAATACTGCTCAATGGCAGGGGGGATGTCAGACGGCTCAAACCTGACTAGCACAATGTCGCCAATCTCAAGGTCTAGCACTGCATCCTGATTAGCCTCGGTTAGGGTGTCCATTACTACTGTCACAGTTTCAAAGCGATACTGTGGCTCTTTGTATCTGGCAAGCAGGAAGTCTGCAAGGAACTGTAGCTGGGCTGGGTCTTGGATAAGCACACCGGACTGGTTTAGGACTCGTGGGCCGTAGAGGGCTTGTGAGTCTGTATCCTCGGCAAAGGCTTGCTCAGGGATAAGGTCAGCGTTTTCTAGGGTGATTCTGTTGTAAAGGTTTTCTGATCCATAGACAATGTTGACATCGGCAAACTGAATACCTGTGTAAGCCCCTGCAACTATCTCATCGCTAAAGACAAGGTTGGGGGTGTTGGGTACAGCGTTTCTTTCTCGGTATGCAATCTTGCCGTCTTTTGCCAGAAACAAAGTACCAAACTCAGAGTCAGAAACAAGCTGTAGATACTCAAGGGTTCCTGTGCCCTCAGCCACATCTGCATCAAGCATCACAGAGTTGCCAGGGTCAATGTCCCGAAGCTCGGCTGGCCAGTCAACTTCTGGCCTGTCTAAGACTGTGTTGATGCGAGCACCGGACAGCTCTGAGCTGGGGGTAAACTCCTCAAGCCCTGAGTTAGCCAAAACAGAGAAGGCATCTGATACCTGTATCTGGACAACGGACTGCTTGCCTGGTTCGTACTGGATGTCAAAGTCGTCAATAAAGCCAACAAATACTGGGTAGTCATTGGCCGATACTCGAACCGAGCGTCTAGGCACAAGCTGACCAAAGTAAGGGCCATTCTCGTAAAGGGGGTCAAACTCTCTGTCTGAGTTGTCAACAACGATAGTGACAATACCTGCGTCAATGCGATCTAGTGCGTTGTTCTTGCCTCGCCTGACAGTTGTAGTGACTAGGCGTGGGGTGATGTCAAACAGTCGCTCACCACCAAGAGTAAACTCTGTGCCATCTAGCACACCCCTTGTTGCATTGTCTAGGACAAAGGCAAAAGGGTCACGCTGGCCAAGGTCAAGACCTAGCTCAACTTTGACTGATGGGGCTGCCACTATGCACCCTGCCAGACAGCACCAGAGGTACGCTCATAGGCCTTGATAGCGTCAACGATTGCCTTACCAATAGTTGAGCCTGAGCCAACACCGCCGTCAACATTGATGTTGTAAACATTTTGCTGAGTACCTGTGCCAAACAAAGACTGAGTGCCTGTTTCTGCAATCTGACCAGACAGGGCACCAAACTCAGCGTAGCCAGCGTTGATGGCAGATAGTCCACCAGCACCACCCATAGCCAGACTCTCAGCTAGTCGAGCACCTGCTATAGGACCAGCAGAGATTACCTGCTGTAGCAAGGCTGGGTTGAGCCCCATTGTTGCCAAGCTCTTTACATTGGTTGCGAATGAGCGTAGTCGGGTGAGCAGCTTCTCCATGTTGCGAGTGATTGCGTTAGTAGATCCACCAAGCTGTGTGAGGTCAAAGGCACCCATGATTGAGTTCTTGATTCCTGCAAATGTGTTCTTTACTGAGTCAGCGAAAGACTGATAGACACGCTCACGCTCGGCTAGGGCAGCAGCCTCGGCAGCGGCAGCAGCGGCTTGTGCAGCAGCCATTTCTTGTGCGGCTTGTGCAGCCGATTCAGCGGCAGCTTGAGCAGCCTGAGCAACAGCTTGCTGACCAGCGGCAGACTTGTTATAGGCAGCAGTTAGTTTCTTGACAGTTGCTTTTGGCTTGCTTGCTAGCCCCTTGAGTGCTTGATTGGCAGCAGCGATTGGCTTTGAGCTTGTTGTCACCCAAGCAGCAACTGAGGCACTAAGACCCTTGTTTACAAGTGCTGCCTCTTTAGCTGTGACCTTAGCGTTCTTGTTCGCATCTGCAAGCAAGGTGTCTAGGGCACTTACCTGTGACCCAACTCCACCAGTAGTTGCGGTTGGGATAGTGGGAATTGCAGTACCCATAGTTGGTACTGGTGGCAGGTTCAAGCCTCGGCCACCACCAACAACAGGGATGTCAATTCTTGGAATTGTTGGCATTGAGCTGATAGCTGAGTTCAAGTTCTTTACAGCAGTAGTGGCAACACCATACTTACCTGCTGCCCACTCTGCGTCTTGTCCAGTCTTTAGGACTTCCTGACCAAAGCTTGTGACAACAGGTGTAGTGGTCCGGTATGAGCTGTCGGCTTCTGTGATGCCAGTAATGACTAAGCCCAGACCTGCCGCTATTGCGACAAAAGGAATGAGCTTTAGGGCTGTGCTAAATGCACCAGTTGCGATAGCAGCAGTAGTCATACCACTGGCAACTTTGGCAAGCCACCAGGCTTTTAGTGCCAATGCGACATTGACAATACCCATAGCAACTTGCATGAGTTTGAAGGCTGTATTGATAGCAAAGATAGTTGCTGTGACTTGTGCTATTGCTGTTGCGTTTTTGATAAAGAATGTGGCTAGGTTTACAACATCTGTTATCAGGGTTTTCCAGTCAACAGACTCAATGGCTGCTTTGAGCTGGGCACCGATAACAGGGATTAGGTTTCTAAACTCAGTGACCATGTCTTTGATGGCTGGCATAACCATAAAGCCGATTTCCTCGGATAGGTCGTTTAGCTCATTGTTTAGGCTCTCAACCTGTCCTGTAAAAGTCTGAGCATAGGCAGCAGCAGACCCACCAAACTGAGCTTGTAGCTCGGCAAGGATAATCTTTTGAGCACCCATCAAGTCGCCTGATTCAGCAAGTGCCTTTATTTGTGCTTTTTGCTGGTCAGTAAACTGAATACCAACACGAGTAAGGGCAGAGATTCCCTTTACAGGATCGTTGAGTGCCTTACCAAGTCTGATAGCTTCGCCAGTAGCACTTGTGCCCATAGCCCTTGCAACATCGAGCATTGCCTCTGCGGTCTGGTTGAAAATGTCATTACCTTCGCCAGCCTGGTTCTGGATGTTTTTGAAAGTAAGCAAAAGGTTTGTGCCAGCAAGGATTGCCTCATCACTAAACGCTGTGGTCTTTTGCAGAGCTGATGCCATGTTTGCAAGGTCTGTTGCAGTCCCATTGGCAGTAGTTCCCATTGACTTGAGAACTGCCTCAGTCTGAGCAAAGACCTTTTGTGATTCGGCTGCGTCTGCAACGCTTCTGCCAATAGCTGCAAAGGCAGCAGTAATCGCAACACCGGCAACGGCAAAGTTCCTACCTAGTGACCCCATAGAGGTCTGTAGCTTGGCAAACTGTGCGTTAGCTTGCTTTAGGCCTTTAGGGTCAAAGCTGGTGAGTATGGGGATTCTAATTGCCATTAGCGAACCTTAAGTGTTTGGTTGATTTTGTTGGCATAGGTTTCAAGTGTTTTCATCATGTCAGCAGCGATGCCATCTACCTTGCCAGCTAGGGCTGGGTAGATGTAGCGAGATGGCACGCCACCTAAGTTATCGGTCATGCCCTTACCCTGTCCGTTTATTCGGTACTGGAACTGTCGGCTGTTCCCACGCCTTACAACTGGCCTTGACTTAGTTGGGCTTTGTCTGCCTGAGCCACCTCTGCGACCAATGCCCTTGTATTCGTACGGCAAGCGTGGACCATGCATCATTGTGCGTCTGCCAGCCATGTCAGCAATCTCAAGACCCACAGCATCGCCAGGTGAGATGACCTCAATCCTTACTAGCGAGTGTGAGTTGCTTAGTCTGTGTGCTCGTAGATCTAGGTTAGCCTTTACAACGGCACCGGCAAAGCGTGTACGGCCATAGTGGTTCATGCCCGATAGAGGTGCGGTCCTCGGCAGGTTAGCTCTAATGGCTGTCACTGCTGGCTCGGCGATACGCTTGATGTCTTTGCGTAGCTCTCTAATGCTTCCTGGCTGCACAGCATCCAACAGCTGTAAAGTTTCCTTTACACCTTCAATGCGGATTTTTGTAGTCACAGGACTCCTAGATTGGATTACTTGTCTAATTCTACCCAAAAGAAAAACCCCCTTTCGGGGGCTTATCTTTTAGAGCTACGGCTTTGATTCTTGAAAATCAAATACCGACTGATTGTCCAGAGCATTCGTTCATCGAGTTCTAACAACTCTCTGGGGCTTATGCCAGTTTCGACTGCCAGAGATGCTATAAACCAATGAGCTGATTGGTCCCCTAGACCCTTTATGCTTTTGGGTCGTCAGAGGCCGAAACGGAGAGAACTCCGTCAATCCACTCATCAAAGGTTTTAGCAGTTGCCTTGGTGCGTGTTTCACTTGCCCAAGCTAGGAAAAGCAGGTGAGTGATTTTGAGGTCTTTGTCTAGATTCGCAATGGAGATGTTGAAGTTGCTTTCAAACTTCACCATGTCGGATGCTAGGCAGGTGACATCTTTAGTTTCACCAGGCTTGTCGCTGAACTCTACTTGTAGGTTTATTTTCATGCTCTTAGCTTACTAGGCTGCGGTTCCTCTGACAACCTCGCCAGATACTGGCCAAGTCACAGAGAGGGTGGCTAGGTCACCAACTGCACCGGCAAATGGCTGGTACTGGGTGACTAGAGCTGTGAAGCGGTACTCAGGGTTGGTTGCGGTGACTGTGCCTGATGTAGGTGCAATCTTTACTGCAACTGTTGAGCCCATAAGTGGGAATAGTAGAGCGTCAACTGATCCTGCTCCGAAGTCCTGGTGGAAGTCTAGAGATACAGATGCATCCTTTAGGCCACCAATTCGGGTGCGGTAAGTTGAGCCAAATGCTGTGGTTTCTACTTCGTCAGAAGTGATGTCAAGTGTCACAGATGCGATTGAGTCGCTAAGAACAGTTGTGCCCACTGTGACCTTGTAGTCTTGTGCGTAAAACTTTGCCATGTTATTTCTCCTAGTTTGCTATGACTGTGACTGAGAAGTCAGCAGCCAGGTATGTGTTGTCGCTGATTGTCAAAGACCCAACTGAGTCCATTGACACTACTCGGCAATCGTAGGCATTACCACCGAGAGTCTTATCTGATTCTACTGCATACTTGACACTGCTGGACCCAGTAGAAATGTAGGCATCGAGTCGTCTTTGTGCTTCTCTTTCGGCAACTCTGCCAACAATGACAGTAATTGTAAATGAGTAGCTGGTCATGCCGTTTGCGTAGGCTCTGTCGTAGGTCACCGAGTTTAGGGCAACAATGGCGATGGGTGGGTTTGGTAGATCAGGAACCTCGGCAACAGCTCTAAGGCCTGGGATGGTTGCAAGATTGGTGGCTAGACCCTGCCTGATTAGGCTGATGCTCATTAGCCGAAGTTCCTCATAATTCTGTAAGGCATAAGTAGTTGTTCAACATCTGGGTCAAGGTAGCGACCAACTCGGATAGCACCCATGTCCCCAAAGCCAGCAACACCAAGAGGTGAGTCTAGACGCTTGAAAATCCTAGATGACTGAATCACACAGGCTTGCTTTACAGCAGTAGGCACAGATGCCCAGCCCCAAGTGCCGGTGATTCTTACAAGTGCTTGGTAGTCAACGACTGGCCAAGTGTAAGTGTTGACAGCTCGAATACCTGTGTAAGGCGAGTAGAGGCCATCGGCTCTGCTGTTTACTGGCTCAAGCTGGTAGTCGGTTGCGTTCCACTCTGTGTAAGTGTCGCCAATCTCGTCTGTTGACTCAACCTTAGTGACTGTGATTGCATCGTCAATGATTAGGTTGATCGCATCGGTAGCAGCAAAGTTGCGTACTGCCGTTCCTGCGTTAGAGAAGCTTCTAGCTGTGAAGCCGTCAATCAGTCTTGAGGCAGATTCAACTGCTGTTTCTAGCAAGGTGTCATCCATGCTGTCTGTGATTCTTAGAGCACTCTTGACATCTAAAAGTGTGCAATAGCCGTTTGTGATTGCCATAATGCCTCTAGTCTATCTGCTATTTGGTATCCCAAGTCGTTCCTCGGTTAGCCCTAAACCACTCTACTGTTTCGGC